AGCGTTCTTCCGCAAGATGGAGCACCCGCCGATATTTACATTAAGCCTGACGGTACAAAGATGTACATCCTTGGTAACGACAGTCCAGAAAATGTCTACCAGTATACAGTGCCAAGCATTGACATCCAACTAACTGGCCCAACTTCTGTTGCGGCCTTGGATGTACAGCAAGACTTGACTGTCTACGGCAAATTGGAAGCTTATTCAATTTCTGCTTCAAACGTAGGTGTTGGCACAAGCTCCCCTTTAGCTTCAGCCATCTTAGATATTCAAAGCACTACCAAGGGCGTGAGGATGCCTAACATGACCACAACACAGAAAAACGCTATTGCTTCTCCTGCTGCTGGATTGATGGTGTTTGACACCACACTTGCAAAGCTCAGTGTTTACTCAGGCGTTGCTTGGGAAACAATTACTTCGATATAAGGAAACAACATGAGCATTCAATCAAACTTCCCTGCAATCAAGCCAACACTGCTGCTGGACTTTGCCAACACCAAGCAACTTGATCCTCGCATCACCTTCACTAGGGCAAGCACTGCCACGTACTACGGCACTCAAACGGCTAAGGCTGAAGAGAATTTGCTGTTACAGAGTCAGACATTTGATAACGCAAGTTGGATAGGTCTGGGAATAACGACAACGGCTGATACATCTGCTGCACCAGATGGCACAACTACTGCTGACAGCATAAATGAATTGGCAACAACTGAAGCACATAGATGCGCCCAGAACGTAACGCTTATTGTGGGACAGACTTATACAGTGTCTGTGTTTGTTAAGCCACTAAACGGCAGGGAATTTCAAATATCTTTTGGCGCTTCAGATGTATCAGGAAATCCTCGCGCAAACTTCAATTTAACTAGCGGGATATTAGGCGATGTTGGCTCTGGACTGACGGCAACAATTACAGCTTCAACAAATGGTTTTTATAGATGCACAACAACTTTTGTTGCTGCTGATTCCGCGCTGTCAGTAAGTTTTTGTGCGATTACAACTGCTACCGCAGCAAGACAGGAGAGTTATGCTGGCGATGTTACAAAGGGAATTATCCTTTGGGGCGCTCAACTGGAGCAACGCTCCGCAGCCACAGCCTACACAGTCACAACCACACAGACGATCACCAACTACGTCCCTCAACTTCTGACTGCTGCAAGTGGTGTGGCACGGTTTGACCACAACCCAACTACGTTTGAGAGCTTGGGGCTGGAGATTGAGGAGCAGCGGACGAATTTAATCTTGCAAAGCGAGGCCTACAATGTCTCGCCTTGGGCTTCATCATCGCCATACAGCGTAACTGCAAATACTGCTATTGCGCCAGACGGCGCGCAAACAGCAGATGCTTTAATTGTTGAAAGCGGTCAAAGTTCTTTTGCAAATAACGTAACAAGACAGGTTGTGTCAAAAGCAGCATCGGCAATTCAATATACTCGCAGCACTTATTTCAAAGCATTAGGCGCAACCACATCAGTTCGGTTGTCGGATTTTGGAAATCTTTCAGCGAATAGCGCAAGTGTCATTGTTTCACTAATTGATGGAAGCGTCATTACTGCTCCGTCTATAACAGGTAGTTTTTCTGGTGCATCAGTTGCTGTATCAAATGCTGGCAACGGCTGGTGGCGTGTGGCTTTTACTTACACGACAGACGCTCACACTTCTTTGACTGTTAGGTCTTTTCCATACGTAGGGGCAACCCCACTTACTGGAAATGGTTTTAGCGGTCTGCTTGCATGGGGCGCTCAACTGGAAGCCGGAGCCTTTTCCACCAGCTACATCCCCACAGTGGCTTCACAGGTCACACGCGCTGCTGATGCTGCAAGCATGACAGGTACGAACTTCAGCAGTTGGTTTAACCAGGGTGAAGGAACAATTTATGCAGAAGGCCTTTTAAGCAACCCTGCTGTGACTGGAGTGCAAACAAGAAGGTTTGTTGATATAAATGACGGCACTATCAACAATAAAATAATTTTTGGCAGAGCAGCAACTGCATCCGATCTACGAGTGACTTATACCGTTTCTGGTACAAACGTGAATGGAACAAACGGACAAACGGCAAGTAATGTTTTTCCATCTGCTAAAGTTGCTGTTGCATATGAAGCTGCTGATTATGCTTTTTCGCCAAATGGTGCTCCTGTAACAACAAGCACTGCGGCTAACGTCCCTGTTGTAAATAGATTAGATATTGGCAGTAACTTTGATAATAGTGCTACTGCATCAGCAAACGGCACAATCAAAAAGATCGCCTACTACCCAATGCGACTTGTTAACGCTCAGTTGCAAGCCCTCACAAGTTAAGGACAAATCATGGACTACTACCTCGCCTTTCCCGACCAAGCTGCTGCTGATGCAGTGCTGTACACCACACACAATGCTGTGACTGATGAAGATGGCAACGTGACCATTGAAGCTTACGTCACGCCCAATTACGCCAACATTGACACGCTTGGTGTTTTGTACGAGCGTCAAGACGATCCTGAAGCAGAGCCTGTTGCACTTCCCGGCTGGCATATCAATATCCGATTAACAGAAGGTGAAGATGCTGAAATTTTAATGCCATTTAGCGTTAACCCTTCAACACCTTTTCGAATTTGGGGATAATTCATGTCAACTACGTTACAACAAACAACTGAAACAGGGGTTAGTATTGCTACCAAATCCGCTGCTCCTGTGACAGTTTCATTAGCAACCATTTATGGTTATCAAGTATCTGAAGTACTTCTTTGGGCTACTTTGATATATACATTACTTATGATTGGTCACAAAGTTTATAGCATTTATAAAGATGTAATAAACAAACCTAAAAATAAATCTGTTTAAACAAAAGGGAGTCATATGATCGAAAGAATGAAGATGGCTTCCCTCTCACTATCTGCATCTGCTTTAATAAGCATTGCAATGCATGAAGGGTATAAATCAGAAGCCTATATACCCGTACCCGGTGATGTACCCACTATAGGTTTTGGAACAACAAACAATGTTAAAATGGGTGATAAGATAACACCTGAACGTGCATTAATTAAGTTATTAAATGATACAAATGAATTTGAACAAGCAGTTAAAAGGTGTGTTGGGGATATACCCTTAACAGCCTACGAGTATAGTGCTTATGTATCTTTAACTTATAATATCGGTTCAGGTGCCTTTTGTAAATCATCTATTATTCCTAAACTAAAGGCGTATGATTATGATGGAGCGTGTAAGACTATCCTTTTATACAATAACTTCAAAGGCAAACCTCTTTCTGGACTCACTAAGAGAAGGCAGGAAGAATATAGAATGTGTACAAATGGTTAAATATGTTTTTATATTAGCTGGTGTTATGTTGCTTAATTATTTATCATATGACTATGGTAGATTAAAATATAATAATAAACTTGAGCAATATAAACTGGAACAATCAATTATAAACAATCAAAAAATTATTGAGCTATCAAAACAAAATAGTGAAATACAAAAGAAGTTTGTTTTAAATAACCTAGAGAAAGATCGTGAAATATACAATCTTAATCAGCGTAATGCTGCTATCATTAGCAGCTTGCAGTCACGCCCCCAAAGAACCGCAAGTAATCCAACTACAAATACCAAAGAGCCAACCACTGAGCCAACAGGAGCAGGAAGCACTGGACAACAACTATTTAGAGAGGATGCAGAATTTCTTATCGGGGAAGCTACCAAAGCTGAAATAATTAAAAAGTCCCTCATATCTTGCCGTAAAGATTTAGAGGCGGTACCTAATAGTAAATAAAGGATATATGAAAAGAAGTAACAAGCAGCGTAGTGAACGTATCCAACGTAGTGAACGTTCATTTCATATCCAACCAAAAACCCCTAATCAACAATTATTGTTAGATGCTATTGATGAATTCCCTATTACCGTTACACTAGGCGCTGCAGGTGTCGGTAAAACTTATTGTGCTGCTTCTAAAGTTGCACAACTATTTCTAACAGGGAAATATGATCATATTATTTTAACTCGGAGTAACGTACCAACGGGTCGTTCTCTGGGTTTCTTTCCCGGTAATGTCAATGAGAAATTAACTCCTTGGTTATTACCCCTAATTTCAGTCCTAGAAAAACAGCTAGGCAAAACAAAGTACGAATATATTGAAGCTAAGAATATTCTTCAATTACAACCACTTGAAACTATCCGTGGTCGTTCGTTTGAAAATTCCCTTGTGCTAGTAGACGAGTGTCAAAACCTTACAATAGAAGAATTAAAAGCAATAACAACCCGCTTAGGTGAGAACTCAAAAATGGTTCTTATGGGTGACAGCACTCAATCAGATATTAATTCTGGTAATGAGATTCTTAAGTTTTGTAAGATCTGCAAGAAACATAATATTGATATTCCTATTGTAGAATTTACAGTAGATGATATTGTCAGATCAGATATTGTTGGTCAACTAGTTAGAGCATTTATTAAAGAGAAAATATAACGGTAGTATAACTAACGTTACACTATAAGGAGAATACCCAATGGCAACCCCAATTACAGACCTAGGCAAAGGAGGTCTTAACACAGACCTATCACCTTTGATTGTTGCGCCTAATGTGTTTTCAGATGTGCTTAATGTTAGGTTTGATGACAATGCAGTACAAACAATTACTGGTGAAACAGCATATAGGACTGTAAGTATTACTCCTGACTATGGTATTCATTGGAAAAGACCAGATCAAGGTTACAATATCTTTGCTAAAAATGGAGCTATTGTTCGTGTAGATGCAGCAGGTAATTCTTCTAATATGTTTACTTCTGCCGATGTAGTCTATGACAATAGTGATTGGCAAGGTACGTTATTTAACGGTGGGTTTGCTGTTGTAGTAAACAACGGTAAAACAACACCTTTATATTGTTTATATGGTAGCACAACTGCAGGATCTACATTCCAACCATTACCTGGATGGAACTATTTAGCTGGTTTAACAGTAACTGCTAAAGTAGTCAGGTCACTTAACTACTCACTTATTGCAGCTAACCTTACTTTAGCTCAGAGTGGAATAATAACTTATGCACCGGGGACTTTACGTGTATCAGTACAAGCACCCACAGGAGATATCCCACAAATATGGCAACCGGGATTAACAACAGATACAGCCGATGAGTTTGAACTTAGTTCTACTTCTCAAATATTAGATATGCTTGATCTTCGTGGTAATATGTTTATCTATTCTGAGGACAGTATTAATATATTGTCTATAGGTAATGTATCTAAAGTAACCCCATATTCAAAGTCTTATGGTATTCTCAATACAGATTGTGTATGTGAGTTTGACGGTAATCACTTTGTTGTAGACCGTAATGATATTTATGTTCATAATGGTTCGGGTAATATTGAATCCATTGCTGACTTTAGAATCAAAAAGTATTTCTTTAATAATCTTAATAAAGCTCAAACTAATAAAGTTCACGTTGTACGTAATCCTTTCTATAAAGAAATTTGGATTAACTACCCTAAAGGTTCTGCAACAAATTGTACTGAAGCTCTTATCTTTAATTATAAAAATAATACATGGACAAAGAGACAATTAGCTAATGTAACTTATGCGTTTAATGCTCCCCAAAATGTAAGTAATACTTTTAATTATGTTAAACAAGAACTATTGTTTACAACTAATTCAACACAAACGCTTATTACAAATGATTCTTATTTAATGTATAATGGATCATCATTTGTAGCTTATAATTCTTATATATCTAAAAAGATTAATACAGGTGATTTAACAGGTAGTTCTCTTATCAATGCTATTTATCCTATCTTTGATAAGGTATCAGGAACAGCAAACATAAGTATTAAAGTACTTGGTCAAAACAACTATATAGATGAACCTACATATACATCAGCAGATGTGTTTACATTTCTCCCTAATAATGAAAAGTCTCAGGGATACAAAGTTGATCCCCGAGTTAATGGTCGTGTAATGAATTTATATATTACATCAACAGACTACTGGAGACTTCCTACTATTTCATTTGATGTGCGACCAGCTGACCGGAGGTAACCTATGTTTAACCCACCTATAACAGGCAATAAAGAGCTTGATGCTTATCTATATGATTTAAGTTTAAACTTAGATGGTAGTGCAGGTACTACCGAATCAAATCCTAATATTCCCGGTGGAGACCCTGGATCCTATACATATCAGTATATTCAAATTAAATATGCTACAGATAATGTAGGTACTGGGTTCTCTAATACTCCTACTAATAAAACTTACTTTGGTATTTATAATAGTAGCTCAAGTACTGAATCAAATAATCCGGCAGACTATACTTGGTACCTTTCAGGATTTCCTTTTGGAACCACATACTTCCTTTACTACCTTATTTTAGGTGGTCGTAAGATTAAGTTTGCTGTTAACACTTCACCTCCAGATTACCATTGGAAACAAGATGATGGTACCGCTGTTGATTTAGATATTCTTGTTCCTCCAGCCACAGTTTCTTTTAATGAGATTATGAATGCTGCAGTCACTGAACTTAAGATTGCATCTAACGCCGTTACAGCAACTAAGCTTAACGTAGCAGCTCTTGATCAAGCTTTTGGTGACTTAAGACCTAACACAGTATCTGCAGCACAGATTGCTACGGGAGCAGTATCAGAATTAAAACTTCTTGATGGTGCTGTTACTGCGGCCAAAACAGCAGTAGCTGCCATTAGTCCTATAACAGGTAATCTTACGGCTAATTCTGTAGGTACTACCCAAATCACTGACAATGCTATTACATCACAGAAAATTACCGCTAATGCTATTACTGCAGGTAAGATTGCGGCTGATGCTATTGTAGCAAGTAACATTCAAGCAGGTACAATTACTGGGGATAGGATTCTTGCCAACACTATTACAGGTAATAACATTGCAGCATTAACTATTGGTGCTCAAGCTATTGCATCTCAAGCTATTACATCTGTTAAGATTGAATCTGGTGCTATTACATCTGATAAAATCTTTGCTGGTGCTGTTACATCTGATAAAATAACTGTAAATGATCTTTCTGCTATTAACGCTAATATGGGCACTATTACAGCAGGAACATTAACTGCTGGAACTATTTTTGGTGGTGCATTAAATGCAGCTACAGGAACTTTCTCTGGATCTTTAAGTGCTGCTACAGGTACATTTGCTGGATCTATGACTGTTGGATCTTCTCCCAATATATCCGGAACAACTATGACGGGTGCGGGTGCAAGAATCAATAGTAACGGTACATTTGCTTTGGGTAATTCATCTACTAACGTTACTTATAATGGTAGTACTATGTATCTTAATGGTAATGTAGTAACAACAGAAAACATTAATTTAAATGCTGTTACTGTTCCTGTGAGCGCATTTACTGCTAATACTTTTACCAACACACAAACAAACACATGGCAAGTAGCACAATCTGTTTCAATAACAACTTCAGGTAGCCGTGTATATATTTCGGCTGCTGGACAAGCATTTTCTACTGTACTTGGTGAAGATAATGCATCACCATCATTTAGATTGACAAGAGATGGTACACAGCTCATGACCTCTGGCGCTGAACCTGCTCTGTCGTTTTCAGAAACACCATCTGCCGGAACTTACACATATGCGCTTGAAATACAAACCCCATTTAACGGTACTATTGCCGGAGGCGCTAGTATAAGCAACAGATCAATTTTTGTGATTGAAACTAAACGATGAAATACACAATTTATTTAAATAACGGTGAGATAGTTAAACTTCTTGACTGCAACAACATTGAACAACAACTTGTTGCAGGTGAATCTTATCTTGAAGGTTGGTTTCTGGACAATAAGTATTACGTAACTCAAGGTAAGGCAGTACAAATGCCCCCTAAGCCTTCAAAGTACTGTGTGTTCAATTACGATACTAAACAATGGTTTGACCCTCGCACACCTGAAACACAATGGCCTATTGTTCGTATTGAAAGAAATAAAAAACTACAAGCCAGTGATTGGACAGACACAGCTTCAGCACTAGCTCGGTTAGGCTCAGAACTATATAACCAATGGCAAACTTATCGGCAAGCGTTAAGGGATGTGACAAAACAACCTGATCCATTTAATATTATTTGGCCTACGCCACCACAATAAAATGAAAATTATTCAATTACGACCCTCAGATGCGTTAGGTCATTGGCCCACTATCTCTAAACTATTTCTTAAAGTATTAGACCATGGGCAAGGAGAATCAACACTAACAGATTATATGCAAAAGATTCTTAACAATTATGCTCAATGTTGGGTTGTAATTGATGAAGAATCTAATATTGTTGGTGCTGGTTTAACTGAGTTTATGCAATACTCACAACATAAAACACTTCACATTATCGCTTTTAGTGGTAATAACTTTGAAGATCAATCGAAAGTATTTCCAACCGTAGAGCAGTTTGCTAAGGATGCAGGTTGTAAAGCAATAGAACAATGGGGTAGACCCGGTTGGGCTAAAGTACTACCTCAGTACGTACCCGGATTTAAACAAGCATACGTAGTAATGCGAAAGGATATACAATGAAATATATTAAAGTTAAAAAGAACTATGGTGGAGGCGGTGGTACCGTCAGCACTATCCCTGATTGGGCAAAACCTTATCTTCAAAATGTGGGTAACGCAGCAGAAAAAGCTTATGGTGAGGGTGAGCTAGGTAAGGTTGCTGGTGCTTCTGCTCTCCAACAAACTGCATTTGGCGGTGGTGCTGAGGCAATGATTAAGGCAGGTCAAGGTGGAATCTCTGCTTTAGAATCCCAACAAAAAAGGCTTGGTGATTTGGCAACACAAGGTGCCTATGACACTAAAGCACTTAAAGATGCAGCTATTTTACAAGCAGGAATGGAAACTGCAAAGTTAAATCAAAACTTCGGTGGTACAGGTACATTAGGTTCAGCCAGACAAGCCGTTCAACAAGGCGCTCAAAATGCTGCTACTGCTGCACAGTTTTCTAAAATTGATTCTGAGGCTGCTCAAAAGGCTTTTGAAAATAAAATGTTAGCTGAGAAGGGTATTGGTCAAAACGTTTCTAGTGCAAGTGATTTAGCTTCCCGTACGACTTCTGGGCTAGCTTCTCTAGGTCAACAACAAAGAGGTATTGACCAACAAGGCTTAGATGCTACATATCAGGGACTACAAAGATTTGCAAGTACAATCTATGGCAACCCCGCCAGACAACAAGCGGGAGGTAAATAATGGGAGCACCAGCAGGACAACCTGGAACAGGTAATACTACAACGCAGTTACCACAAGGTACTGACACAATGCCATCACCACAAAGCACTAGCACTATGGGTGGTTCTAAAGGTACCGGACAACCCGTAGTTGGTTATGGAGGTAATGCTACTACCACTCCAATGGGTACACCTATTGTTTATGGTAAAAACTATTTAAACCAAAGTAACTTTAGTTCTAATCCTCAAAGCAGTGGAAATACCCCTCCAGTATTTGATGAAGCACTTCAAGCCGCTAATGGTACAACTAATGTACAGCCTAAATACTTTGAAGACGGTACTACAGGGGTTGATGACCCTTGGGCATGGGTATCCCAACAAAAGCCAGTAGCACCCCTAGCCGCTACTATTCAGCCTTCACAGGAACAACCTTCTGGAGGCGTACCCCAAGATCCATTAACTCAAATGGCTGAGGCGGGTGCAATCAATGCTACTGCTAAAGGTATGGAAGCAGGTTTTAAGGGTTATCAAGCTGCTAACGCAGCACAAGCCGCACAAGCAGCTATGGCACCTTTATCAGCTAATGCCGCTATTGGAGCTGCTGCTCCGGCAATGAGTGTCGCACCCGCTATGGCTACTCCAGCTGCTGCCGCATTAACTCAAGCAGGTGTTACAGGTCTAACTGCTCCTGCAATGTCTACTGCAGCAGGTGCCGCATTAGGTGCTGGTGGTACTGCTGCCGCTGCTCCAGCCGCCGCTGGTGCATTAGGTGCTGGTGGAGCCGCTGCTGGTCAAGCCGCTTTAGCTGCTATGGGGCCAGTAGGTTGGGCAATTGGTGCTGGTTTACTGGCAAAGAAAATGGGAATTTTTTAAGGAGTCACTATGGGACCACTAGGCATGTCTGCAAAGCAGCATCGTGAATATCTTAAGCTACAATCTCAACAACAAAGAGAAGCAGCTAAGATGGAAAGAGACGAAAGTCGCAAACAACAACTGCATGAAATTAAGCTTAAAGAAGCTGCTGCCAAGGCTAACCAAGGTATTGGTCACAAAGAAGACATTCATGCAACTAAACTACAAGAGTTAGGTTCTCCGCTAGGTAAAGCACCTAGAATGAATAAACAAAAATTAGGTATTCCTACTCAAAATCCTTTAGCTGATACAGGCGTATTAGGTCAAGGTCAAAAGAAACTATACGCACAAGGTACTGATACTGTACCCGCTATGTTAACTCCCGGTGAGGCTGTTATTCCAGAACCAGCTGCTCAAAACCCTGAGAACAAACCTATTATTAAAGCATTGGTTGAAGAAGGTCGTGCAAAGAATAAACTAAGAGATGGTGCCGTACAAGTAGTACCTTCATTAGCTTACGAACATTCAGATACTCCCGGTTCTTCTTTTATGGGTGGTTCTACGGACGTACCTACATTTAGCCGTGGATCATCTGCTCAGGCAAACTATGCTGATGGTACTTATGGAGTAGTACCCCAACAAGTTCAGTCTGCTGCAGGGTACAATGATGGTACTACCAGTGTTAATTTACTTGACAGATTCCTTAACACTATAGCAGGTCAAAAGATTGAGGTACCTCCAGCAGAATCAATGCCTGTAATGGATCCTAAATTACTTGAAGCACAGAGAGGTGTTGAGTCTAATAACACTCAGTTTTACCCACCGGGCCACCCTAAAGCTTATCAATTAGTTACTTCTCCTGCTGGTGCTTTAGGTATTGCTCAGATTATGCCTAAGACAGCTGCTAGCCCTGGCTTTGGTATTCAGCCATTAAGTTCTGCTGACTTACAAAACGAAGGCAAACAAATTGAATTTCAAAAGCAGTACATGGATAAGATGTTTGAGAAATACAAAGATCAAGATAAAGCACTTACAGCCTATAATGCTGGTCCAGGTAATGTAGATAAAGCTATTGACAGGGCTAATAAAGCAGGTAAACCCGATGAATGGCGTAGTTTCCTACCCACTCAAGAAGCCAAAGAGTATGCTACAAAAGTTAATGAAAAAGTTACTAGTATGAATGCTAAGCCATTACCGCCCGGTAGACAAATTCCCGGTGGTGGTTTTGCAAGTAATGAAGGCGGTGCTGCCTTTGGTAATCCTAACATTACCCGTGAAGCTGCTACATCTATTCCAAGGCAACAAGCTATTAGTAGAGGTGACTATGTACCTGTTCCAGATGTAACTCAGCCTACAGTACCTATGTTAGAAAAGTTCCCTAAAGGTATTCCAGTAACACCTGATCAAGTAGCCGAAGCAAATCCTGTTTTACCTGTAGATGTAACTAATACAGTACCTGAAGTAGATAAACCTCAAGCACCTAGCTTATTAGAAACTAAACCAGAAGAAGCTAATAAGACTATTGCTCAGATCTCTCAAGAAAAAGCAAACATTATTCAAGGCTTCTTAAACGATCCCGGCTATAATCAGCTTGGAAGTCCTGAAGAAAAGAAATCATGGCTTGAGAAAGCTATTGGTTCTGTGTATGGCCCTACAGGTGTCTTTAGTAGTGCTGAGTTAGCTCGGTTTGCTATTCTAGCTGCTGGTGGTATTGCTACTGGTCGTTCTGTTGGTGGATCTTTAAGGTTTGCCGGATTAGATGCGCTTAAGTCTGCTGATGAAAGACGAGCATTACAAGCTAAAAATGTCAATGAGTCTGCTAAGAACACCCGTGAACTACTTGAAAGACTTGACAGTGACTATCGTACTGCATTAGGTGAAAATGTACCTCCAGAAGTAAGATCTAGGGCTGTTGAACTATATCAAGGTGCCAGAAGCCCTGAACAAAAGAGAGCTGTTATTCAACTTCTTAAGATGAATAAGTCAACAGAAGATACTATGGGAACTGGTAAGCCCGGTGTTGTTAGTAAAGGATTCTTTGATGGTAAGCCTATGGAATTCCGTAATCAAGCTGGTAACGTTCAAAGAGTTAATTCAAAGGGTGAATGGGAAAATATTCCTCCATCTGAATTAAAAAGATTTCAAACTAAAACAGAGTTTAATGACAATCGAGATCGAATGATTAAGTCTAATGTGGCTAGGTTAACACCTGTACTCAGAGAAGCTTTTGGTGGTGATAAGAAATACAATGCAGAAGACAACGCAAAGAGATATGCCGAAGTATTTGATTTAATACTAGAAGATCTTGGCCCTAATGTTTCTCCAACATCATTTGCTAAAATGTCTGAAAACACTATTAAGTCAGCTGTTGAATCCGCTAAAGCAACTGGTACAAATCTGACTGAAGAAGGTTTAAGAAAAGCTTTCTTTGGTAATGCAGTTATTGAAACTAAAATGGTTACCGGTAATAAAGAAATGTATATGGCTAAGGATAGCAAAGGTAAATTTACTTTACCGTCTGCTCCCTACCAAGCTGCTTTAGGTACTGCTATGGAAGTTTATAAGAAACAAGGTATTGATTTAGGTGAAGCAAGTAATGCTATTGAAAATAAATTTAATAAATTACCTGCTGAAACTAGAAAGAAATTTACTCAGATGTCTGCCGGAGCACCCGGCTCAACACCTATGCTATTGTGGCTACAACAAACAGGTGGCACAAACTAATTTAATATGAGGAATCTATGAGTACATTAGAAGAAGATGCAAGGCTATTAGCCGAATCTAGAAAGCAATTACCCGGTTCTCCGGTTACAACGATTGATAATAAACCTGTAGGTTCCCCTGTTAAAGTTATTGACCCTGATACTCTTAGGGTAGGTCAAGAATCATACCGTCTCAGAGGCTTTAATGCTCCGGAAACAGCGAAGTTCCAAGGCGGTATCTTTGTACCTAACCAAGTAGCTAATGATACATCTCAACAAGATGTTAATACTATTGCTGCATTAGGTGGTTATACAAACTTAGTTACAGAAGGTCGTGACCCTTATGGTCGTGTATTAGCTAAACAGACTAACAGACTGGGTGAATCATTAGGTGATACACTAACGGCATTAGGTTTACAGCGTACCAATTTACACAGCACAGATGAGGCTGTTCAAAAGAATGCCACATTAAATGCTATTTCAAGAGTACTACCTGAGCTAAGTAACTCAGATCCAATGCTACGTTATGCAAGGGAAGCTAAAGAAAAAGCTATTGCAGATGCTGGTGGTAATCCATTATACATTCCTAAGATAAATGTACATGATGAAAAGATGTATGCTGCTTTTAAGAACTCTACAGGTATTCCTGCTGTTAAAGCTGAAGTAGAAGAAGTAGCAAGGTTAGAAAAGATTCTTAAAGAAGAACAATTAAAACCAGAAACAAGAACTAACCTACAAGCTAAACTAGAACAGTCTAAACAAAGATTATTCTTAGCTGCTACTACCCCTGACATTGTTGGTGGTGTCATGACAAGACGTCCTGACCGTACTATTATGAATCAGGCTCATGATCAGTTTGATACTACTCTACACAGAGCAGCATTAGATATGTATAAGGGTCTTGGTGGTATTCTACAATTATCAGGTGACAAAGCCGAATGGGATTGGTTATCAACTAAAGGTCAAGAGATTGTAAGATCTACTAAGATGAAACAAGATGACCTTGCTGATACCTTAACATCATTCAAAGACATCCGTACCAACGATCCTTGGACAGCTATCAAGGACACTGCAACATACTCAACTAACCTTATTGCGGGTACACTACCTAGCATGGCGTTGTTGTTAGCTTCTGTTGCTGCTACAGGCGGTACCAGCTTACCAGCTTTAGCTGCCTATGGATTGTCTACCTTACCACCTGCTTTGATGTACTCAGGTAGCTTTTATGCAGACCAACCTGACGATAAAAAGAATGCTGAATTGGCATTAACTTTGGGTTTAGGTTCTGCTGTACTAGACCGAGTTGGTCTTGACGGTATGATGATGAGTGGTAACATTCTCACCAAGTCAGGTAGAGAAGAAGTTAGTAATGCACTAGTACAATCAGGTAAAGCAGCAAGCATCCCTGAAGCTATGGCTATGATTGAACAAGCTACTAAACGCGAGTTGGTAGGTATGTCTAAAGCAGGTGCTGCATTAGCTAAGTCTCAATACGCTTCTTCAGAAGCTGCTTTAAGGGGCTTAGGTAAACTCACTACAGCTACTGGCGCTGAAGCTACTACTGAGAGTGCTCAACAGTACTTAGAGATGATGGCTACTAGTGGTGCATGGAATACTGATATCCAGTATGAACGTAACTTCTACCAGAATCTTATGGACGCTGCAATTGGTGGTGGTACAATGGGTGGTATGTTTCAAACAGCAGGTCAATTAAAAGATGCTGCTCAATGGCAATCATTAGCCAGCGCTAAAGAAGTTTACACACAACAATTAACTGAAGAACAAACATTTAACAATGATCAACTATTAAGAGTTCGTCAAAATGACCCTACAGCCTATGCAAGCACCGTTGAGATGGTTCGTGGTGTTAAGTCACAGCCAACAAATGCACCTGTACCTGAGCTATCTAGCTTACCAGCTTTAGAGGGTGCATGGAATGGATTTAAATCTATTATTACAGACCCAGGTAGGTTATTAAGGCAGCTAGTTAACACAGCTATTCCTAGTATTACAAAAGAAGATGGTACCTTTAAAACAAACTTAGCATACCTTAAGTCTATCATTGGTGGTAAAGGTATTTTACCCGGTGATAACTATGCTGGTTTTAAACAAAGACTTATGGGTAGCTGGTCAGGTAATACCGCCGAAGAATTAGCAAGTAACCTTGGTACTAACGTAAGTGGTGCTAATAGAATGGCTAAAGAAGCTTGGCAGAATTACTGGTCTAAAGGCCAAGAGCTACCACAAACAACTAAAGAAAATATTGAACTTCAAAATTGGAAAAACAACCTAGATACTGTTATGAATAAAATGAGAATTGAAGTTGCTCGTTTTAATACAACTAGTTCTGACCTTGATTCTACTAATCCTTTATTTGAGTCAGCAACGATTCACCCTGCTACATTAAACCGTAACAGAGAAGCAGTTATTGCGACTATGGTTGCTAACGGAAGTACCCGAAGACAAGCTATGGAAGCAATAGAGAATGTTGTTTCGGGTGACCCCGATAAAGCTAAACCAGCAAGAGACTGGATGTCTAAACATGGTGTATTTACTGATCCTAAGTTAAACAATGTGTTTGAAACTAACTTGTTTAATAGCATGGAAACTTTAAAAGAGAATGTTGCTAACCGAATTGCTCATGAAGTATTTCTGGGTGATAATGGTATGGTACTTTCTAAACTGTTAACTCAAGCTAAAGCTAATGGCGAGTTTGAGTCTGAACAAGAGTACATGGACACCGTAAAGAACGTTCGTGACTGGTATAATATTGTTACAGGTCAGTATAACCCGTTAACTAAGTACCCTAAGTTAGAGAAAATGCTCGGTTGGGGTGTAACCTTAACTATGTTAGCTTCATTAGGTAAGGCAGCTATTAGCTCTCAAGCTGAGGTTGCTATGTCTACGCTTGGAACTAATGGCGATCAAGTTAAAGATCAATTAGCTCTATACGCAAAAACATTAGCTTCAGAACTACGTAATGATATTAGTGGTGGTGCATCTTTTGCAACAGCTAGCTTAGGTATTGCTTATACGCGATATAGCCCTAGTGCTGCTATCAATGCAAAAGTAGAAAAGCTACAACAAGAATTAGATGTAGCTCAAAACAATAATGACATTAAGGCTTATGAAAGAATCTCCAAAGAAATAGCTCAACTACATAAGAAAGCCTTTGGAAGATCTTTATTTGAAACCTTAGGTTACAATGAGACAGGATACAATACACAAGCTAAGTTTGAATTACCTAACAGTAATATGAGAAAGACTATGCAAGTGTTTGCTGCTATTATTGGTCTACGTGCTACTACTGATTCTGTTCGTATTGCTTCATTAGCTTTTGCTTCAGATGCTGTTGTTACCAAGCTACAATCTCTGAGAGCTATACCTCCAGAAGACCGTGTAGCAGCATTAACTACAGGTCGTGGTTTAGATAACCAACAAGGTCAAGCTTTAAAAGAGCTTCAAGAGTTTGGTATGGATGTTCTTGGTGTTATTGAAGTGTTAGATAATATGGAATCAATGAACCTTGATCCTTATGATTTCTTTTCTGAACAGAACTTAACCAAAGACGGTTATCCAGCCAACACACAAGCTAAGTTCCTGCAAGAAAACATTCTTACAACTATCGGTAATATGACTGATGGTAAGATAGCAAACCCACAGGCACACAACTTACCTAAATACTACCATGACCCTCGATTCCGTTTAGTTACAGCTATGACTCGTTTCATTGCAACACTACATGCAACCGTACTACCAAGACTGTACCAGAATTACATCTTAAATGGTGATGCTGGTATGCGCTATCAAGCCTTCAGTGTTGTTGCTATGTCCCTTATGTTTGCAACATTAGCTAATATGCTTAAAGACGAATTGTCTTATGGCGAAGAAAACCCTTACATTAAAGGTAAAGTAGCTAATGCACAAAGAACATTATACGGTTCAGGCTTATTAGGTCAATATGAAAAGTTAGTAGATGGTGTTATGCCTCTGTACCCAGACAGAAAACCTTCTGCTCTGGATAATCCTGTGAGATGGTCTTATGAAACACTAAAAGACATTTCACCCGTTGTATCTTGGGCTGATAAGCCTATTCAAGGTGCATATAAATTAAGTGAAGGTGATACTGCTGGTGGTGTAGCTCAATTAATCAGAGCAACACCCGTAGTAGGTAGCTTTCCTATTGTAGCTAATAAAGCAAAAGAAGCTTTAAAGGAGTAAATATAAATGGCAATTCAAACTAAAGTCGCACCTTTAGGAGCGCCAAAAGCAGGTCTATCTTTAGATCAAATGCTGGCATTACAAGGTCAAACTACAAGTGCTATGGGTACAGTACCTTCACCTGTAGAAGACCCAAGATCTAACGTACAAGCTATGGTAGATCAATATATGCCAAACCCAACGGCTATTCCACAACCCTCAGCACCCCCTGAAGCGGTGTTAGCAGCAACCCCTACTATCAGAACGTATGAGGATATTGCTCGTGCATCAGGCTCTCAGTTTGGTGCTCGTCCTGTTGAAGAACCTGTATTAGATATGCAGGGTAATCCTGTTGTAGACCCTATGACGGGTATGCCTCAGATGAGGGCTGTTACACCAGAAGACTATGCTGGTCAACAAGCCATTGAAAAAGCTTCTCAGCTAAATACAATGGAAGCTATGGAAGGTATGGCTCAGGATCCTTATGGTCAAGCTAAAGATGCAACATCTGCTTTGTTATCTGGCAGACAAGAATCTATGTTTAATGCTTCTGCAAGAGAAGTTTCTAAGTCATCTATGGATGCTGATGAAATAGATCGTTATTCAGATAAAACTGCTACGGCATTGGCTAGTATTGTATCTCAAACAAATGATGCCTTGTTTACAGCTAATGCCCGTATTAAAAGTGAAATGAAAGGAGCTGACGGTAGCTCTGTTCTTATTGCTGCTGGTCTTAAGGCTGCTGCTGAAGATGGATTTTCATCTCCGGAAGAATTAGCTGACTTAGGTTTAGTGTTTGGTGTTGCTTTGGCTAAGTCTGCTTCACAAGGTAAAGTGGAAAAGGGTGAGAAAGAAGGTACAGGAAAAGTAATGTCTCAGTCAGGTGCATCTATTGATGATGCTACCTATATGTTAGACTTTATTAATTCAATTAAACACTTTGCTACTAACGGTCTTAACCGTATGGGTAAAAAGGTATCACCTAAAGCAATTAATGAAATGGCCAAGACAGTAGCAATGGATGCTATTGATCGGGGTGCCGTAAAGGTATTTCATATTGGTGACCGACCTGTAGTTCAAATGAGTCCTGATATCAAAGATATCGCCCGTGATTTACAAATTGCTTCAGAAGCCTTAGTAGGTGACTATGGGCGTAGACGTTCTTCATCTACTCCTAACCGTAGTGGTGCTTCTTTTTCTGCTAATAGACCTCAGTTAACTAAGCGTTCTATTAAGAAAGGTGACTTAGTTACTACTGCTGCAGAGGCTACTAAGGATATTCTAGGCTCAGTTGGTTTAATGTTTGGTGTTAAAGATATTCAATATAAAGAAATTGAATTAGGCTTAGTTATGAGTCCTGAGTATATCGTTAAAGATGATCAAGGTAAAATTAAATTTAGTAACCATTGGGCAGCAAAGCGATTAGGTGTAAGTGAAAAAGATTTTAATGCAGCTAAATTAAAAACTAAACCTGAAAAGGATTTTAATCCTGCGGATCCTGAGTCTGTAAGACGTTTTGAAGCACAACAAGAATACCAAGCAACAGAAGTTATTAATAATAAACTAAAGACTATTGAGTTTGATATTCAGAATGCTAAGAATTCTCCGGGTATTCGTTACTCTGAATGGGTACATAGCTTAGCTAACCAACGATTTTTCCCTAACAGCTTTGATGTAGACTACATGGGTTCAAAGAATGCTACCCGTGATATGCTTGGATTTGCTGTTAAAGAGTATGTAACTTCCGACATGCTGTTTGATCCTCGTATGGTAGAGAGTATCAAGCAAAAGGCAGTTAACATTTTACGTATGCCCGGTGATAAACAAAACGATGCATTAGAAAGGTTAACACCTTCTGAGCGCGGTACTATCGGTACCATGATGAATGCTGTTATTGGCTATTACTCTGCTGTTGAAGGTTCTAATCCTGATATTGTCAAAGAATCACCTGCTAATATTGTAGCTAAATATAATCTGGATATTGGTAATAAGCTTGCAGAAGCAGGTAGAGACTATAACCTCTTCCTCAATGACCCAATGAATGCCTCAGATAACATTCAAGAGTTATTAGCTGGTATGGAGAAGGGTGAGTCTATGGGTTCTAAGAACCTTTGGGATGATATGTTTAACCTTAAAGCTGCTTCACTTAAACCTGAAACACAACGTAAGCATATTCCATTAACTCACCACGGCTTTGATGACGGTAATCAGAACGGTATTTTCTTACAAGCACTATTCTTTGGTAGCCCTGATAATGCTATTCGTTTGGGTACTTTTAATCCCTCATTGGACGACATGCGTGAGTACGCAATGAATACAATGATTGCTAACTTAGAAAACAACCTTGCAGATAACCCTGAAGCTAATGATGCCTTCAGAAACTTCTTTAAGGCTATTCGGGATAAGCAAGGTAAGGCTGAAATGGCAAAAGATTTCTTTAAGAAACCTTTGATGCAAAATGCTTATGGTAAAGATGCCAGTATGTTCGGTGATATGATGGTTGAAATTTTAACCAATGTATACCCTGATGAAGCGCAACAATACTTATTAGACAGCAACGCTTATAACCGGGATGTTGATAAGGCTTCCTCTGCATTAAGTGATGCATTAGAAAATACTCTCAGAGAAGTTATTAACTCTAAGTCAACTCAGGTATTAAAAGATATTGGTAGATATACAGCCATTCTTAATCAAACAGTTATGATGCCGGGTGTTACCGGAGACACTTATGTGTTTACACCAGTAGAAGTTATGCCTGTTAATAAAGCAAATGATAGCGGAGAAATCCTACCTATTAAGCTTGATGATGGTACTACCGTTATGGTTAAATATAAAGCTTATGAGTCAGATACCTTTATCGGCAGTGATGGTCAAGAAGTAACTGTAGAGTCTAGTGCTATGGGATATAATCCTGCAGCAAGTAAAGGTACCCAGTTAATCTACAATCAACGTACTAAAAAGTATGATGTGTATAATAATGCTATTGGTACAAGTCAATCAAGACAAATGGTAGTTATGCCTATTCAGTCTATTGACGGTGACCTAGTAAAGTCAACAACACTATCTGTGAATAAAGATAGATCAACTCCAGTACCTATTATGTGGGTACACGACTCAGCTATCTCTACTCCCGGTGGTTCTCTGTTGTACCGTAATGCCTACAATAATATCTCTATTCCAAAAGCTATTCCCCAGATTGCTAAATTTGGTGATAGGTTTGCAACTGTTATTAAGGACAGTGAAGAAGAAGTCTTTAATAAAGTTATGGAACGAGGCCGTCCTGTAAGTATCGGCGATCAAGGTGACTTCCCTGCTCTTGGTGCATACTTGGATGAACAGTTTGAAAGAGTACAAGATGACGGTGCTTATAAACAAATCTTTTTAAAAAGAGCTTATAACAACGAAACAACTTGGCTTAAGTACCAACAGAAAACCAATGCTATCCTTAAAGAAGCTGAAGCTAATGGTTGGAAAGCACCACGCTCTATTCCGGATACTGCTAACATGACTGGTGAACAGATCAGAAGACACCTTGCAGTTACACCAAGACAATTCAAAAACTTAGTTAACCTTTCTAAAGAGATGTTAAAGCTAAGTGGGCCTTCTAATAGGTTCGATTCTTGGGTACGTAACTTTGCAAGTAATGTTAATGATACTGCTTCTAAGTTAATGACTGCAGCTAAGAAAGATGGTATTGGCCAAATGACTTACGGTGCTACAGGTGAACGCGGTAATATTACCAAGTCAAAAGCTATTGCTGATCAAGCTGATATTAAACGAGATGAAGCTTTTATAGATAGATATGAAAAATCTTTTTTAAATAAACCTGATAACAATACAAGATCAAGATTTAATTTTAGAGTTAATGATAATGCTAACGATTATAAAGACCAAACATCTTATATGAGACGAGATGATTAAATAAAAAACCCCTACTAGGATTATTCCTAATAGGGGTTATTTTTTTTTTATTTACTTAAATCTTTAATTTGTGATCTGATATCATCAGCTAGTTTATCAGCCAAAGATAAAGCACTAGCACTATCAATACCACGGTCAATGTAAGACTCATAATTCTCTCGATGCATTGCTTTAATAGCTGCGTCATTAATCTCAGGTGTATTAGCTAACCGAGGATCTAATCCAAGAGTAGAACAGACATCCTGATCTGTTGTTGCTGTATCACCCCTCAGGGCAAAGATATTGTAATGTTTTAACTCAGACATGAATCTACCTTCCATTTAAGTTTAGAGACACCAGTCATATAGTCTCCGATATATGTTTCTAAAGCACCATGACCTTCAGCACCAGCTTCTTCATATAGTTTTTGGCTACATTCAAGGATATTCTTTAGATCATCACAGGTGTTAATCAGCATATCTTTTAATTTAGTTGCATCAGCAGCTGTGTTGGTAATACAGTTTGCCATATAAACCTTCAGGCTATTAGGTACCTTATAACCCATCTGCCTTAATTGTTCATTTAAACTATCGTGATGTTCAAATAGGTACTCATATACTTCACTAAATAAGTCGTGGTACTGAACAAAGTCAGGGCCAACAACGTTAAAGTGGTATACATGTGCGTTAAAATATGCCAGAAAATTATCGGCAATAAGGTTATTTAGTTTTGTTTGGCAACTCATTTGTTTCCTTTGGTTGTTCTTTTGTTTTCTTACCGAAGATAGTATCCCAGTTACTGCGAACTTTATCTTCGTCACACGGCCTACGACCGCTTCCTTTACCACTCATATAGTCTCCTATGTTATTTTAACTTCATAGAAGCTTTAAAGTTAGGTGCTTTATAACTACCCCATCCCATCTCTACGGAGAGTGCTTCTAGCTCAAGATCTAATAAATATGCCCTATCGTCATGTAGGATTTCTTCAGGAGTCAAGTCATAGTTTGGTTGCATATCTTGAATGTCGTGTTCATTAATCATGATCGACCTCATTAAAGATACTTGTAATACTATTTTTATTATCTCTGTTTTTACTTAAGTTAATAAATTCTTGGGTAGCTGGTACTAAGTATTCTTTTAATTTATTTAATTCATTAATCAAAAGATCTAGCTTATCAATCTTTTCTTTTACTTGCTTAGGATTCCACATGGAAAAGTCTAAGTCAATCTTACGATTACAGTCTGATAGTGACACCGTACAATCAAAGTTCCATGCACTGTAGCTAGATTGGATCTCAATAGCGGCAGTACCATTTGTTTTATTAAGGAATTTCCTTACATGATATTTCTTTTTACTCATTGTATACCTTAGGTTAAGTGGAGGGTGGTAGAGGAA